CTTTGGATACAACAATGACAACTGCCGTTTATGGCAGATGTTCTTCTTTGACTAAACGCAGGTGATTTCTAGACTGGCTATCTTTTTCTGGATGGCATCAAGATTCACAGTGTTTCGCAGGCCAGGATGCAAGGGTCTTGGCAATCTGCCACTCTGTATCCAAGCATAGCCCACATGTTCGTGATTGAGTTCAGGAATGAATTCATGATCCACTCTGCACCAGAAGGTGTGATATTCAAATCCTCCATCCGGCGAAGTGAACATTTCTATAGGTATCAACTGCTGATACTCGGGCATGCTGCCCAGCTCTTCTGAACATTCTCGTTCCACTGCTGCCATCAATGATTCCGCAGCTTCCACTTTGCCACCGGCCAAGCCCCAGGTATCGGGATATTTGGAATCATTGCGTAAGAGATATAGATAGCAGCGTGTTCTCACGCAGTAGAACCACACACCCACTGCTTTTACAACACAAGAGTCCATTCGCCTCCAGGATAAAGGCCATCTATGCTTTTGACCCACTTGGCGCCATCCCAGTAGTATTGTATACCAGTGGTTAGATTCGTGACATATTGTGGACCTGTGGTACTTTGACTGTGAAATGCTATCACCCATCTTGACCCATCAAATTCAATGATATCATTGGCATTGGCGATCAAGGGTTGATTGTTGACTCCCAGCCATGCCAGGGGATTGCTTAGATTGCTCTCACTGCCAGTGCTTTCATTCAACAAGTATCTCTGTCCGGTCATGCTGCTGTCCAATCCGTCTTGCGGACCAGCAGTCAATGGGTTGACCACAGCATCCACAGGACTCAAAGTGTTTTGTGGCATAGTGTCCGGGTCAATGTTGTAGATCAACAATCGATCATCGGCAGGGTTCACAGCGACGGTACCAACCACATGCGGCCCATTGTCAGGATCCCAAGGATCAGCCAGGGTGATATAACTGATACCTGGTCTCAATACTCCATACATGCCAATCACGGCAGGCCAGGTGATCTGCGGATTTTCTGACACAGGAAATCCAAAAGGATCTAGGCTTAATCTATCCGGATGTACCGGTGGTTGTTTTGATTGTAATACCTGTAGCTGATTGTCCAACAGTAAAACCTGATATCCCCCAGGAGTGACCTTGACTCTGGTGCCCAGCAACAAGTCACTATTGCTAATGGCATTTACAGTATCACCATGTGCATCAAAAATACTGGCAATCACACGCTCTACCACACCCAGTTTCTTGATCTTGGCCGGCGATGAAATCCAGATGGGCATGCTGAATGTCATGGTCATGATGTCTATAGGATCGCCGGTGCCCTGGGGAACAGACCTGCTGGTCCACTTGACATTGTCAAGATTGCACACAGTGAGGCTGGTCCAATCAATATAGTTGTCTGTGGCCTGGACCTCCAGTGCAGGATTGAACAAGGTGGCGATCTGTTCAAACAACTGCATCTTCTGATTGGTATTACTTGTCCAAATGTCCAGATCCACTGTGAGTTTGTATGGCACAGGCATGAGTCGTTCCACCTGGAAAGCATTGCCCTGTGTGGTCTCATAACTTTCTGTTCCCGGATCCCAAGTACGCTGACGCACAAACATCTTGTTCACATGATATGGTTCTTGCATGCGCTCACGGTCATAAGTGAGTCCAGTGATATGAAATGTCATCAAGGGAGTGGCATTCAAGCTATTGGCCGAGTTCTGATTCAGAATGGTCTGAGCTTGTCTGCTGGCATCTCCATAGCGTATGGGCACACGCACCAGGTCGGCGGTGCCCTGTTCATCACGCCCATACTCTACTTCAAACAGGCTGAACATGCGTGTGAACTGCAATAGATACCGACGGATTTGCTCGTCATAAAAGAACATTTGACTCATTTAGCTGCTTTTCTGGAAAGGTTGTGTTGGCGGAAACGGATTGGGTGGCAGATTGCCGCCCTGCTCACCATTGGCCATATTGGGTTGCAGAGCCTCACTTAAACTCTGACGACTGGGTATATTGCCAAGATCCGTGGTATTCACTGTGTATGTATTATTAACGAAACTGGAGCGTAAAGTATCGTTGGTGGATCCTGGAGTGAGATTGGTTCGTACCTTGCTTTCTATCTTGACCCAAGTCCTGCCATTAAAGCGGAACAAGCGATTGGGAAAGTAATCTAACCTCAATGCAAACTGTCCGGCAATGGGATTGGGTGGAAAATTAACCCCGGCCGTGACAGGCAAGCCATTGGGCGCTTGACCATCACCGGTTAGATAACCTGCGGTATAACCATCGCCAGTGGGCGTGATGCCTTGGTTTGCCACGTTGCGGTCAGCAGTGGTGATGGTGTAGTCTGCGGTGTATGTGGCAGATTCGGGATTGGCAGGCGTGCCATCTGGGTTTGTGGCAAGTATGTAAAACTTCACCACATCAAATCCTGATGTGGGCACTTCTGCTTCGGCCTGAGCAAGTATAGCATCGTTGATCTCCAGATTCCTGGGTCGGGTGCTTTGTTGATCTTGAATAGTAGTAGGATTGGTGACCAAGGTCCAGTACTCCGTGTTATTGATATCAGTGTCCGGTGGCACATTCTTGTTTGATGTGTAATACGTATCGCCATACAGCACTGTGACACCACCCGGATAGAAATTGCCCGGATCCCAGATGTTGATGGGTTCAAAGGGCTGCTTGGTAATTTCATTGAATTCTTGGCTGTTGACCATGGGTGTGGCCTTCACACGCCACAAGTGAGGCAACCATGTTTGGCTGAAACCTTCGCTGGCAAATGCCGCATCCTGTATCACATACCATTTTGGCAGGGCTCTGGGTATGGCACTGTCCAAGGGATTGTAGTCTCTGAGATTGGGCAGTTCTAACACATCTCCGCTCATGAGTTTGCGCCCCATGGTGTCGATCATGTCATTGTAATGGAAAGTGATAAACAAGGTATCGTTGTTTAGAAACAAGCCAAACTGGGTAAGATCAAAGTCGATATCCTGTTGGCGATACACACCACGCATTACATAGATATCGTTGTCGTAGGCTCGATCACGGTTTTCCAACAGCAAGAGATCTTCGATAAACAGTGGGTTGGTCGAGTCGTACTTGGGCAAGGTAGCATCGTTGTTGCCGGTATTGTCGTTGGTGAGCGGGCCCAGATATTTGTGCAGATACATGTCCACACCGCCAACCTGATACATTTCGGAGATAGTGCGGTCAAAAAAACGGTAATCTGCGGTGCGATTGGGACGGTATAGACTGAGTCTTGGCATGGTGTTGTATTTATGGGCAGGTTGACCGGAAAGTCTGCTTCAGTTATAATACTGGAATGAAAGTCATCAAGTTAGATCGCAGATACCGACCGCACAAAGAAGCCGGATACGAAGCCGGCCTGCGGTTTGAGGGCTGGTGGAACGAAAAAGACAAAATATCCCAGATTGAACGAATCTGCCAAAGTCGCTTGGGCAACAGCTGGTCCACCCGGCACTCTGATTGGCTTGGGTATTTTGGAAAACGGGGACGCAACGTAGAGACACCCTACTACATCATGTTCCGCAGACAATCAGACATGACATTTGTGCTCTTGTGTGCGGACTTGACCAAAAAAGCCTGATGTGCTATAATTACATCATAAACAGTCACAAAGGAACCCCATGGCAACCCTAGCAGCAAAAGCCAACGTCAAAGCGTTGAACCCTCGCAGCCCTGACACAAAATATGTTGGACACGAACCTGAGTGGCGTGTGCAACCCACGGAAAATCGTTCCAGCAAGTTCAGCAATGCGTTTGGCTGGTATAACTATTTCTACGGCAAGAAAGATGCCAAGGACTTTATTGGTGCTTACTTGGATGCACACAATCGCAGCAAGGACGCTCGCCGTATCCGCACACTTCCTGACAGCCAAGTGCGACTCACAACTGGCTGGCTGTGCCGCATGGTCACTATGGGACTGGAACTTTTGGATACTGAACAGATCAAGTTAGACAACCTGATCCTGGAACTGCTGGCAGAAAAACAAACAGAACCTGTAGAAGCAGTGGAAGCTAAACCTGCTGGCCCTACAATCCAGGATCGCTTGCGAGAAAAAGCCAGTGAGTGTGCCGGCGAGATTGAAGGCCTGTTTGACGATTTCATCGCCGCAGGTGCCAAGATGTCCGCACAGTTCCAACCCATCACCATCATCCGTGGGCATAATGTGGCACCGCAGTTGATCCATCAGATCCAACAGATCTGGAAAGGTCACTTGACTGAACTGGAAGCAGTGGTAGCAGGCAAAGACGCACAGTTGGTAGAAGGCTACGGCTATTTGACCAAAACTCAACTCAAGCAACTGGTAAAGTTTGCTGAGCAAGTGATCACCGACTGCAATAACTATGTGCAGATCAAGAAAGTGGAACGCAAACCGCGGGCCAAGAAAGCGGTGAGTGCCGAAAAAGTCACAGCCCGATTCAAGTATCTCAAGACATTCCCAGATCTCAAACTGGTTTCAGAACCTGCGGTGAAACTGGTTGATGCCACAGAAGCCTGGCTCTACGACACTGTGAAACGCAAACTGATCCATGTGGTTGGTGATGCACATCGCGGCAACTTCACAGTGAAGAGTTCGGCTGTGATTGGATTTGATACAGGCACAAGCTCGCAGAAAACCCTGCGTAAGCCAGCAGAGACCTTGAAAGCATTGTTGGCAGCAGGCAAGCCAGCAACCCGTAAGATCTACAAAGAGTTGAGCACCACAGAGACCCAGTGGAACGGACGTGGTAACGACAATTTGATCATCCTCAAGGTCTGGTAAAGGGCTAAATATTGGGGACGGAGTCCCCAATGGAAGAACAACAACCAATAGATTTAGTAACACTCAAAAACAACCTTTTTGAGTATGTGCGCCTGCAACTGGGCAGCCAGATCATTGACATCGAACTGGATCCGGCTCACTTTGAAGCAGCATACCAGAAGACCATTGGCACTTACCGCCAACGAGCCAATGCTGCGTATGAAGAATCATACAGCTTCATGCAGTTGGTGAACCAACAAAACATCTATACCTTGCCGCAGGAAGTGCAGAGTGTGCGACAGATCTTCAAAAGAACCTTTGGTATAGCGTCAGGACCCATGGGATCAAACTTTGATCCGTTCAGTCAAGCACAGATGAATGTGTACCTAATCAACTTCAATCAGTCGGGCGGCTTGGCCACGTACGATTTCTACAGTCAGTATGTGGAATTGGCTGCTAGGATGTTTGGCGGATTCTTGAACTACACCTGGAATCCTGTCACAAAGAAACTGCAAATCATCCG